CATTTAAAACCTGCCTCATCATTATCTGGCCAAATAATAATATCTTTGCCAAATATAGGTTGCCAATCAGCTTTTTTCCAACTGTTAACACCGCCATGCCATGTTGCCGTAGGGCCTTCATATAGCTGGTTTGCACCCAGTGTAGCCTTTTCACCTTCACTAATTAAAACAGGTCCTTCACCGCCTTTATAATAAATCGGCATTAAGCCATCAGGCCTTTTTAAATACCAGTTATTATTATCTTTACAAAAAGGTGCATATTTTTGCTTTATGCTATGCCCTTCTTTAAATCTCATTACAACAAATGAATCAGTATATTTTAGTAATACTTCAGCTTCGTTTGCTAATAAGCGCATTTGCTTTTGTGTGTATTGTTTATGCTTTTTTGTAGTTTCTAATTTAATAGTCTCTGTAAAACCTGAACCATACATATTTAAGATATCGTTTCTATTTTGATTAAAATGATCTATTAACCATATAACTCCTCCTCCCTCATCTAATTCAAAACTAAAAAACAATCCAGTTTCAAGATCAAGGCACCAACTTCCATTAGTGCCCCATCTGTATTCTGAACTTGACTGCTTAGTAGGTTTGCCTAAAAGATGAAGTCCAACTTGAGGAGCCAACTGTACAAAGTCGACTTCTCTCATGATTAAAACGGTAGATCGTCTTCAGTTAATTTTGCGGAAGGATCAAACCTCGGGTCACCTTGTTGCGGTGTAATAGTCTGCGAGCTTGGATTAGCAAAGTCAAAACCATTATTATTATTTTGCGTTTCCAATACAGGTTCTGCATCCATGTCCGTATAAACAAAGTCTTGCGGTTTATCGACCCATTGTACAAATTCAAATTCAGGAATTGCTGCTTGGCCTACTTTAAACTTTTCAACCTTAGCCCCTGTGTATTTAACGTGTACAACTTTTCCAGGATTAGCGTTTATGTCATTCCAAAACGTTGCACATAAAGAATTAAAGCCTTGACTTTCACCCCAACTAAATCTTCTCCATAGCTTTGCTTTATGCTCTTTTGTATATATCCAAACGCTGAAAGCTCTTTTATGTTCCGATGTAGGTTGTGATTTTGCAACTCCAGGCTTATCATCCCATTGCCAATGATATCCACCTTCATAGATACCCCATCCCGTTTTAATAGTTGAGGGGTCAATAACTATGTGCACAATATCTTTATGCTCATCTTCACCTGACATCCAACAATTACTTTGTGAACTATGTTTAATAAAAACATTATCACTACTACCATTAATACCCAATATATCCATATTTTACTCCTTAATGTAATATAGGTTGCGCTTCATTGCGCCATTTTTCAATTAGTGTATATCTAAATTCAGATACATACTCATCAAAACTCATTTTGATTTCATTGTCTGATTCTAAGTATTCAAGATACTCGAGAACACAGAACTCTGAAAATCTTAATTCTTTATTCGTCTCTGTTGACATAAGCTAAGAAAATATTATTTCTTTTAATTATATCTATAAAATCATCCCAGCCACATGTAAATATTTTTGCATTGTCTTTAGGCTCGTCTTTTAATATAGCCCAAAAAGGCATAGCAACTTCAATTGGTTTGCGATTATATTTATAAACTAATACTGGTATTCGTGTTTCGCCTGCTGATATACATACTTGATCCCACCAGCCAGACTTGTAACCTTTGCCATCACTATAACATTTGCACTCAATTGCATAATTTAAAAAATTAATATCACATTCACCTTTTTTATACATTTGCTCAAAGTTTCGGGTTATATGTATATCAGCTTTATGCTCTTGTGAAAAATCTTTTAATAGGTTAACAATTGTTCTTTCAAATGCAGCCCCTTTATTTCTACTATTTACCATCTTTTTTTTGCTTTTTTTTCTTTTTAAAAATTAAATCCCAATTAGCATCAACCTTTTTTTTATCTTCAGGTCTTCTTTTTGAGCCTTTGCCTCCGTGCCATTTAGCCATTTTTATTTGATTTTAATTTTTCTTTTAAAAGTTTTTCTACAACAAAAATCATTTTTTGCCCGTTTTTATCACAATATTTTTTTAGTTCTTTATGCGTATCAGGCTTAATCCAAACTGCTTTCATTTGTGTATCATCCATGTTTTTTAATCCTTAGAGTTTTAGCTCTGATTGACCTCGCGTCTTTTGGAGGTGTTATTTTTTCTGGCTGTGGTTTATAGTTAATCATTGGCCACATTATTGTATGTTTATTTGTTTGGCCTCCATCAGCATCTTTAATTAATTCTTTTAAAGCAAGTTCTGCATCTTGTATCGTAACTTGCAAGTCTTTAATTAATCTTTTACTTTCAGTTATTGTTTCGCACAGCGTATCTGCTTTATGTTCTAAACTAATTATATCTTTATTAACATTATTATATACGATATTTGCATCATCACTTGTACCAGGTGGATAATATAATTTATTTTTTACTCTGTGATCAAAATCTAAAACTAATGAATTTAGTTCTTTTTGAAACTCAGGTTTGCGTGAGTATAAATAAATTCTAAAATCAGTTGATTGCCATAATACAATAACGGCCGCCCAGCTGTAGCCAGTGCATTCCATTAATCCTTTAGCTTGCAATACGCCACGCCACTCTTCTAAATCATTTGTAGCCATGTTTCTCGTAGCTTTACACTCTATAACACCAGGGCCATCTAACACTATTGTTTCTTGCTCTGGAATAATTACATGATCTAAATCTCCATTACTAAACGTAATTTCTTTAGCTATGCCAGTAGCGTCTAAGGAGCCCGCAAGGGGGAGTGTCGAATGTAATACAGGCTCCTCATAGTCTACTTTTACACTATCAAGGCCGAGTATATTTTTAGCCTCTTCGCATAAAACTGGTTCAAGTAAATCGCCCATACGTTGAAGCATAAGCTGTGGTGTTTGTTTAGGTAAATCGCCTTCACTAGCTTTAATTGCTGTATCAAGCCATTGATTCCTTGTTTGATATTGACTAATGCCTTTTATGTAAGGTAATGTTGAACAACTGGCTTGGTCATATCTTGTTTTTTTGCCTACCATTTTATGTACTCCTATAATATAAATCAGCAATTTCTGCTAATGATAAATCGCTACTGATTGTATGCACTTCTTCTGGTTTGCCTGGTTTTTTATTAATAACTTTCATACTATTGTCGTTATAAATAGTTTTAACATATTTGTTAATTCCATAATTATTAACTTCAATTTCTTTAACGCCTTGCGACCATTTAACAATTTTTTGAATATCAGTTACAGGAATCATTGGTATGACCTATGAATTGCTTTAACTTTTTTATAAAAATTTATAAAATCTTTTTCAGAATACTCCGCATCATCATAATGAAATACGGTTGACTCTACAGGATTTTCAATTGGGTTATCTTCAACAACACGCAAAAACCACAATAAAAACTCTATTTCTTTTCGATTAAATTTACGTTGACTTAAATTAATATTCATTGAACCGCTCCCATTAAATACGCAATTTCAGTTAAAGACTCTCGAACTTTATGTTCACTTTCTCCAACTTGAACTTTAGTATCGCCGGTTATGTGATCTTTGTAATAACCTCTTACTTCTCTTTTTGGTAAACAAATTTGTCCACCGCCTACTATATTAAATATTACTTCCATTCTTTACCTCCTCTTAATTCCCAATCCATATTGTGATCAGCAATTCTTGTATCTTGATTCCATTCATAGACTTTGCCAGTGCTTATATGCTTAACATGATTTATAGACTGGGCTTCAGCATTTGTTTTTGGCATATCAACAATTTGATATTTATTGCCAATTTTTTTTGCAGGAGCAAAGTTTTCATATTTCAAAATAGTTTCAAAATCTTTATAGCTTTTTTCTATAGGCATGCTACTTACCTCTCTTTTTAGTTTTGTAAATAGTTTTTAATGTTTCTGCTATCATTTGTTTATTAGTATCAAATTTAAAATCATTCAAAACTAAAACATTTTGTTTTCTTAGTTCTTGTGCTATTGATTCTTGTTGCAAAATCTTATCAATAATATAAGACATTACTTACCTCTCTTTTTAGTTAGTTTTACTTCGTGCCCTTGTTTGATTAACCTAGCTCTTTTTCTAGCCATGTAGAATAAGTCTCTAGTCTTGATGGCGACTACCCAGCCAATGCTAGGTAGTTTTACTTCTAAAGTGTATCTAGTCATTAGACTGTCTCTCTAAATCACTTAAAATGCAAGAAATAGTCCTTTGTGTAAAATTATGCAATTCACAACTTCTACGCAAATTTACATTTCTTTCATTACATTCATAATGTAGGTCACTTAGTATTGACCATGCTCTATGTGCATCATTAATCATTTTTTGTGTTACTTTTTTCTTTGTCATGTTATTTAACTCCTTAATTTTATTTAACATACCCCCATTATACAAGGCTAATATATATTTGTATACCTTTTTATATATATTTATGCATGTTATATAAAGGCTTGATAAAGTAAAATAATTAAGAGGCCGATATATAAATATTACTACTCCTTACTCAATATCTCTATAT